CCTATCAGGATGCAGATAATACAATAGACTTTGCACTTGCAGCAGCACAAACAACTATTACATCGTTATTGGCTACAGACATCAAGATTGGTGAAGACGATGAAACCAAGATTGACTTTGAAGATGCTAATGAAATTAACTTCTATGCAGACAACGAAAAGAAAGCAGAGTTAACGTCTACAGGTTTAAAGCTAATTGGTACTACACCTACACTAACAATCGGTGATGCAGGTGCAGAAGACACTAAAATAATTTTCGATGGAAACGCTCAAGATTTCTATGTGGGTCTCGATGACTCAGCGGATGACTTGTTAATTGGTGTAGGCTCAACAGTAGGAACAACACCTGCTATAAGTATTGATGAAAATCAAGACGTAGTAGCTAATCAGGAGTTTAGAGCAGTATCATATAACGAAACTTATGTAGCTCCAACAAGCTCATCTAATGCTACAACTATTGCATGTGAAAGCGGTAATTACTTTAAGCATACACTTACAGAAAATACTACCTTTACATTTAGTAATCCTCCTGCAAGTGGCACAGGTTATTCGTTTATTTTGCATTTGATACAGGACTCTAGTGCCAGAACAGTTACGTGGCCCGGTGCAGTTGATTGGGCTGATGGAACTGCGCCAACAATTTCTACAAGTTCTGGAGCAGATGATTTCTTTGTATTTGCAACTTCAGACGGTGGAACAATCTGGTACGGATTTACAGCAGGTCAGGATTTAAAATAGATGAGTAGAGCAGCACAAAAACTTATTTCTGCATCGGGTGGAAAAGCCTATGAAATAGAGCAGTCTTTAATGTTTGGAGAAGATGCTAATTCTTACATTTATAAAAACTACGGAAGTGCTGGTACTAGCCGCAAAACATGGACATTTTCTGCATGGGTCAAAAGGGCACATGTTCAAACTGGTCATGCTGATTCTGGTAAGGGCAACATCTTATTTTCCGCTTGGGATGACTCTACGAATACAGATACTGAATATTTTGCGTTAAATTTTTATGCCGATAAGATTTATATAGGTGGATATAATACAAACTGGAGAATTACAAATAGGGTATTTAAAGATGTAACTTCGTGGTTTCATCTATGCTTGGCAATAGATACTACACAATCAACAGCAAATGACAGAGTTAAATTATATATAAACGGAGTCCAAGAAACTTCTTTTGGTACAACAAATAACCCAACTCAAGATTCTAATACTGGTATAGGTTCTGCTACATGGACATTGATAGGAGCAATCAATGCAACAGGTACAGTTTCTTGGTATAAAGGATATGTAGCAGAAGTTCACTATGTTGATGGAACAGCATTAACACCTTCATCATTTGGAGAAACCGATGCCGTTACAGGGGCTTGGATTCCTAAGAAATATACAGGATCTTACGGCAATAATGGTGTTTATTTAAAATTGGCATCAGGTGCTATTGGAACCGACAGTTCTGGGAACAGTAATACTTGGTCAACCAGCAGTATGGGAAATTCAGATGTCCTGCTTGATTCACCTACTAATAACTACCCGACAATAAATGCAGCAACACCTTACAATTCAACTATTACAAATTTATCTCAAGGAAATCTACATGTAAAAGCTGTAACTTATAACAATGGATATTATGGAAATCACATTGCTACGTTTAAAGTTCCAGAATCAGGCAAATGGTATATTGAAACAAGAATGGCAGTTGAGTCTGGAACAGGCAACACATCTTGGATAGGCGTTATGCCTCAAAAAACAGCAATTATTCCAAAAGATGGTAGTGGAGCAACTGATGGAGAATATTTCAACAACTCTGCTTTTACAGGAATGGTAGCAGATTTAATTGCTACGGTTGATACTATTAGACTTTTTGATGGTGGATCAGCACAAGAAACTGTAACTGGTGCTACTGCTACAAGTTATATTATTGCTTTAGCTCTTGATGTAGATAATAACAAAGTTTATGGGGGATACGACAGCGGATCAGGTATTACATGGTTGGATAGTGGAAATCCAGCAGCAGGATCAAATGGGCAGTCTCATACTTTTACTAGTGATACTATAATACAGTTAGAAGTTGGGCCAAATTCTGCAAGCAATAGTAATTCAAAACAAACATTAAACTTTGGTCAAAATGGAACATTCTGTGGACTAGAAACGGCTGGAGGCAATGCAGACGGTAACGGTGAGGGCAATTTTTTCTATTCGCCACCGTCTGGATTCAAAGCGTTATGTTCCAAAAACCTACCTACACCAGCAATTAAAAAACCTACAGAGCATTTTAATACTGTGCTTTATACTGGAAATGGTGGAACAAATGCTATTACTGGAGTAGGTCATCAACCTGATTTAGTATGGATAAAAGACAGAGGTGGTTCTACTAATCATGGTTTACATGATAGTGTAAGAGCTAATCGTGCATGGATTTCAACTAATTCTAATTCAGCAGAAAGCGCAGGAGCTTCTTATGTTTCGGCATTTGGTTCTGATGGTTTTACTGCAAATGCAAACACAGCAGGAAATGCAAACACTGAAAATTATGTGGCTTGGTGTTGGAAAGCTGGTGGTTCTAGTAGTACAAATAATGATGGAGCAGAAGCCTCTACAGTATCTGTAAATACAACGGCTGGATTTAGTATTATGCAGGGAGAAGGAACAGGATCAGCAACAACTTATGGTCATGGTCTTGGAGTTGTTCCAAAAGTTTACATAGTAAAACTTATAAGTGATACAGGTGATTGGTATTTACAAACGTCTGCTTTAGACGGTGGTTGGGATTACTTTCAGTTAAATGATACAGATGCACCAGCTTCAATGACTGCTACAGCACCCACATCTAGCGTTATTTATAGTAATGCAACAGATGATGAAGACTTTCTTATTTACGCTTGGGCAGAAGTTGAAGGTTTTAGTCGCTTTGGAAACTACATCGGAAACGGAAATGTAGATGGAGTTTTTGTGAATTGTGGCTTTAGACCTGCTTATGTGCTTTTTAAGAATCATGGCAGTTCAGCATGGTGGTGGGTTCACGATACTGGAAGAGATCCATTAAACTTGAACACTCTTATTCTTTTTCCAAACGCAACGACTGCTGATTATACGTCTGGCAGTAACGGTGTTGATTTTTTATCAAACGGCTTTAAGCTTAGAGCAACTAATGACCTTAATGGAAGTGGAGAAAATATATTTTTCATGGCCTTTGCTGAATTTCCATTCAAATATGCCAATGCGAGGTAACAAATGTATGCAATAGTAAAAGACGGTTCAATAACCGCAACAGGAAACATAAAACAATTATTCCCAAATACCTCATTTGCAGGTGGTGTAGCCAATGCAGACTTTAAAACTGCTGAAGGTGTAATGGATATTGTTCAAGGAGAACGCAAAGACCAAAATTATTATTTTGTTACAGAAGGTAATGTTGAATTAGTAGATGGTGTTCCTACGCAACAATATACGAATACTGCTAAACGATTAGAAGATGAGGATGCCAAAGATAAAGATGGTAATCAGTTATACCATCAGATTTGGGATGCTGATTACGACAATGGTGCTGGAAAAGATAAAGGCAAGTGGGTTGACGGTAGTGAAAAAGTAGTCAACCAAGGTTTAAAAACACCTATGACTGCTCAAGTCAAAGATACAGCAAACAAGCTATTAGCTAAAACAGATTGGATGGTTATTAGAAAATACGAGCGTGATGTAGCGATACCAAGCGCAACAGCTACCTATCGTGCAGCAGTAATAACAGAATGTGCAAGACTAGAAACAGCAATCGCTAATGCAGCAGATGTAGACGCATTGGCAACAGTAATGGCAGGACAAGATTGGCCTAACTAATGGATAGTGTAAGATTGGACAGAATTGAAGAAAAAATTGATAAGCTTTCAGAAGCAGCTACAACTGTGGCAAGAATAGAAGAGCGTTTAATAGCTTCAACAAATAGAGTTAAACGCTTAGAGTATAGAGCAGATGAACAAGAAGATGATCTTCTTTTATTACAGAGTCAAGTATCTAAGAATACAAGCTCTATTAAAATGTCAGAAAGGTTCATGTGGATACTAATAACTGTGTGTGCTACGGCACTTATTTATACATTTCAAGGTAATTAATAATGGCTAAAAAAAGAAAAAAGCGTAATAATCGTTCAGTTACAAAGGCTTTGAAGCGTAAACGTGCTGCTGTTGGTGGTATAGGTGTAGGTGGTATTGGCAGCTCTCAAAATATTACAAGTACGCCTGAACAATTAGCTGCTCAACAAGAAAGATTAGCAGAACTTCAAAGAAAAATAAATGAAGAAGCAGCGGCTAAAGCAGCAGCAGATGCTAAAGCTGCCGCAGATGCTCAAGCTGCCGCAGATGCTAAAGCTGCCGCAGGAGATAGACCTCCTCCTCCCCCTCTTGATGATCCTGAAATACCTGATGAAAGACCTGGAGTATTTAAAGAACCAGAACTTCCGTCTTGGTGGTATAGTGGAGATGATCCAAATGATCCATTAGGTCAAAGTGATAATAATTTTGTACACATTTTAAATAAAGTAGCTGATGGTACTGCTACCCAATCAATGATTGACCAATATAATATATGGACTGATCCTAATGCTACTCATGCTGCTTCATATGCACCTATAGTTTCTATGTACAATAGATTTAAAGAGGGTACTTTAAGTGGCCCTGAATTAATTTGGTTTAAAAATAATTTCCCAACAGATAAGATTACCAACGTAAAAGACGGTACAGGTGATGGTACAGGTGACGGTACAGGTGACGGTACTGGAGATGGTACTGGAGATGGTACTGGAGATGGTACAGGAGAAACTACTCCAAACGTAGGAGATACAAGAGTAATTAATGTACCTTCTGAGTTTGGTCAGATAACTTATACTGAAGTATGGACTGGTACAGCTTGGGTTCCTGTGGGTTCTGCTGACGATCCTAATCTAGAGGTAAGTGAAGCGGATCTTTCTGCTTCTTATGATAAGACTCGTCAACGAGTAAGTCCTCTTTCTAATTATCCTCAAACTGCTGCTCAATTAAGTCAAATGGCAAGGTCGGATATTTCACAAATGTCTCCAGAACGATTAATTAGTAGAACTCCAGTTCCTAAATTAGATCCTGAAACTGGCGAACCTATGTACGATGCAGAAGGTAAGCCTATAATGACTTGGAGAGGATTAGCTCCTTGGTCAATAACAAAACCTGAAAATGTCCAAAAGCTAACAGGTGATTATGGAGATATTTCTACTTCTGGTATGGGTGATTATACAAAATCAGCAGAGACTACAACTACTCCTGATACTATTACAGCAAAAGAATGGACACCTGTAGGTGTTTCAGAAACTGCTGATATTACAGCAGCACAACAAACAGGTTTAACTCAACAAGCAGATGTTTCTGAAATTAGAACTACAGGCACAACAGAGGCTGCAAGAAGAGATACTGCTCAAGAAGAAGCTGCTAGAACTCCTAGTGCTACATTAACACGTTCTGATGCTTCGTTTGTTCCTGAAGTTACATTTAGATCAGCAATAAATATATCTCCAACCCAAGAAGCAGAAAAAGCTACTCGTGCTGTTATTACTAATACAGCCGCAGATGATGCTCAAGCCCAACAAATTGTAGATACGTTTGGTTTTGGATCTACTAGAAAACAAATAATGGATTCGTTAAAAACTTCAATGACAAATCCTGCGTCTAGTTCATTATCTCAAAATTCAAATTTATCTTCTCAAGCAGCCGCTACAGCAACAGACAATCCAGGAGCTTTAGATGTTACTGAACCTGCAATAGTTGCAGCAGTTGCAGAGCTACCTGAAGAAGCTCTTGTTTCAGCACAAATGGATAAATTATTAGAAGGTTTAGAAGATGATAAGATTCCAACATGGGCTAGGCCAGCAGTAGCAGCCGTTAATTCTATGATGGCTCAAAGAGGTTTAGAAGTCTCAACAGTTGGAAGAGATGCACTTTTTAATTCTATTATTCAAAGTGCTTATCCTATTGCACAAGCTAATGCTCAAGCATTACAAACTAGAGCTGCTCAAAATATGAGTAATCAACAACAAGCTCTTATGCAAGAAAATCAAATAGCTGCTGAGTTTCTTTCTAAGAATGCAGAATTTAAACAACAAATGGAATTAGCTAACTTAACTAATGAACAACAGATGCGTCTAGCTAATTTAACATCACGTAATCAAGCAGAATCAGAACGTATAGGAGCAGAACAGCAAGCAGAATTAGCGAACTTAAATGCTAGAATGCAAACAAATCTTTTACAAGGTCAAATTGCTGAACGATTAGGAGTAGCACAATTAAATGTAGATCAACAAAAAGCTATACAAAATGCTGGTATGGTTGCCAACATGGATTTAACGCAATTTAGTGCTGATCAACAAGTTACATTAGCTAATAGTAAGTTTATGCAAACAATGACAATGGCAGATTTTAATGCTGAACAACAAGCAATTATGCAAGATGCAACTGCGTTAGCTAATTTAGATTTAGCCGCAGTAGATCAACGAACTAAAATAGCTATGCAAAATGCTCAGTCTTTTTTACAGTTAGATTTGGCTAATTTAAATGCTGATCAACAAGCTATAATTTTAGAAAATCAGCAAATGCAACAAAAAATATTAGCTAATCAATCTTTTGATAATGCTGCACAACAGTTTAATGCTACATCTGAAAATCAATTAAATCAATTTATGACAAATCTAGTAAGTCAAATGGATTTACAAAATGTAGCTCAACAAAATGCAATGGCACAATTTAATTCTAATCAAACTTTAAAGGCTGATCAACTTGAAAATGCTAATTCTATTCAAATGCAACAATTTAATAGTCAAATAGATTTTCAAAAAGATCAGTGGAATGCTGCCAATGCTCAAGCAGTTGAACAATCTAATGTTGAATGGCGTAGAAAAGCTAATACAGTAGATACAGCGGCTGCAAATCAATCAAATCAAATTAATGTGCAGAATGCTTTTGCATTGCAAAATGCTGCATTAGCTCAAGTATGGCAACAGTTACGAGATGCAGCTACACATACTGTACAGCTTGCAACTAATGATAAAGATAGAGCTGCAAGGATTGTTGAAAATGCAATGGCTAATAGTGGAATGCTTGAAAAGCCTAAAGAGGCTGGTGAAGTAGCTAATAGTTTATATGGTTTAATACAAGCTATTAATAAAGGCAAATCTGGTGCATATGATTTTGGATATGGAACATAGGAGTTAAAGTATGGGATTACTTAGTAAAGTTTTTAAGCCTATAAAAAAAGTATTTAAGAAAATAGGCAAGCGTATAAAAAGTGTCTTTAAAAAGATAGGCAAATTTATGAATAAAATAGGGCCATTAGGTACTATTGCTATGAGTATTATGTTGCCCGGAATAGGAGAATTTTTCTCTGGCATGTTTTCAAAATTAACACAAGGTTATTTAAAACTAAGTGGCTCAATGTTAGCTTCATCTAATCCTTTAATTTCTGGTATGGGTAATATAATGACTAAAGCTGCTTCATTTGGAAAAGCAGTATCTGGTACAGTTACTAATGTTACTGGAGCAGTTAGTGATTTCATAAATGAATCTGTAAGATTTATCGGTAAATCAGTTGGTCTTGATAAAGTAGGCCCAACTAAAATGAAAGAGTGGTTTGCTAAAGGAGCTAGTAATTTTGCAGGTAAAGGAGGATTTTTAGAGAAAGTTTCTCAGATTCCTGGAGATCGTTGGACTAAATTAACTACTAACTGGACAAATTTTGGTACTGAAATGGTGACAAGTACAGCAAAATATCAAGCAGAATTAGCCTCTGGAACATTTGGTAGTCGTTTTGGACAACATCAAACAGCTATAGGTTTAGATAAACATAGAAAAACCTATAGAGGAGTGGAAGGAGCATCTCCTTATGCTAAAGAAACTACAACAGGTAAATGGCTTGGTGGTTCTCCACAAGATGAAGTAGCTTTTAATACTAAATGGGAAGCAGAACAATATTCAGAAAATTATGATAATGAAAGATTAGGTATTTACGAGCCTCCTGTAGAAGATCCAACTAAAAATCTTTTAGAATATACAGATAAAACAAGTACAGCTACAGGTTATGATCCAAATCGTATGACTGTAGGAGGAGGTGAAACTTATGACATAGTTTCTGACCCTGCTGCTGCTGGTACAGGTACAGGTACAGATACAGGTACTGATCTTACTGATACTGGTGATAAAGTTGGATTTAGAGACAAGGCTGGAGAGTGGTTGAAAGAATTTAAAGGTCAGTATACTGCGGAAGCTTTAGGTAAAAGGACAATGGAAGGTATGGCACAAATTCCTAGTTCTGTAGTGAATCAAGCTATTCAAAATCAAATTTTTGGTGAGTCAGAATATGAGTATCCAGAAACTCCAACAATCGTAGATAGAACATCGGGGTTTTCTACACCTATTACAGATGCGGCAGAACTTCCTGCTAATATGGCAATGATGCAAACAATAGGTCTTGGACAAAATTTTGATTGGCAAATGAGTGGTGCTAATTTTGCTCCTCCAGGCCAAGGAATTTTTGCGAATACTGTAAGAGCCTTACGTCCTGCCTCTACAGGTATGGGTCAGTTTGTTGGTTAACTATTTGTAGGTAATATAAATTATGGCACAAGAAGATATAGATCTTTATGAAAATAATAGGTTTTCGTTTCAACGACCTGTTCCTGGACAATCCTTAACTAATGATCCAGCTAATCCTTTACCGTTTGAAGGATCACCTGAGTATACAGATGTTGATGATGCAATACATTATTTCTTTTCTTTAATAGTTGATGAAGATCATTATCCTCAAATTGTTACTGCTTTAAGATTTAAGTTTCCTATTATGGATTTAACAGAAGTTTTATTATTCAATGCGTTTGTTGAAGGTAAGATTAATCCAGATTTAATGTTGTTACTTGCTGAACCTGTTGCGTATATGTTGCTTTATATTACAGATGTAGAAATGTTTGATCCTGTAATAGTAAGACCTGAAGAAGACGATACGTTAACAGATGAAGAAAGAGATGGAGTACCAGATGAATTTGATTTAAATCTTGCTATGGAACAAGCAGGAACAGCAGACTTAGATAAAGAACCTTCAGAAGTTCTTGATCCCGAAATTATATCTAAACTAAAACAAGCAACAAGCTTATTAGCTGCGCCACAGGAGAACACATAATGGCAGATAATCCTTTAGGTAGTTTACTAGCTTCATCTAGTCGAGCTAGAAAAAGAAGATATAATAGGCATAGACCTAGTTATGCTGACATGATAAAAGGTGCTATTGTTGGAGAAGTAGCAGGTAGTGCCTTAGAAGTAGGTAGTGATATAATCAATGCTCCTTTCAGAGATCCTATAGATAGCTTCTTTAGAAATCCTGAAGGCTTACGAACACTAAGTATGGTAGAAACATTAAGGTCTAAAAAAGAACAACTTGAGGCTAGACGAGAAAAAATTAATAAAGATCATGGTGGAGATACTCTAGCTTATTTTACAGAAGATAATTTACCTCGTCTTAAAAACGCTTTGATACAACGAGGAACTTTAAAAGGCTATGAGCCATCAGAGTGGGCTAAGTTTATTACAAGTACTGTTGATCCTAAAACTGGAGTTAGTCCTATTATTAACTCTCTTAATGCTATTTCACAAAAAGATGCAGACGAGTTTTTAAAACAAGAGAAAGTTGCTAGTACTTGGGTAGATGAAAAGTCAATGATGAAATATGCACAAGCTAATGATCCTAGTTCAACAGGTTTATTAGATGCATTAGGTAAAAGAGTTACAAGATTTTTTCGTAGGCAAACAAAGCAAGATGTAGAAAAACAAGCAGTGCTTGCAACCTTATCTCAAATTGGATTAAGTAAAGATACAATTAAAACTTATTTTGAGCAAGGCTCAGATAATCCAAGTGTTAAAGCTGCCGCAGACAAAAAATTTAATTCGTTTATTACAGAGTTAACAGACGGTATTCAAGGTACACCTATAGCAGACATAGATCAAAAAGTGGCTGCTTTAATAAATAAACCGGGTACAGAGCTAAATAGATTAGCTTCTTTAACTACAGACAATAATGCTTCTACACTTGCATTTTATAAGTCATTTGAAGAAGCACGAGATGCCAATCCAGAGTTTAATAAAGAATTTAATAAAGTATTTAATCAGTTAAAAGGAGAAAATCCAGACGGCCCACTTCCTACTTATCAACAAGTAAACAATCGTATGTTAGAAGGCTATGCATGGGGAATTAAAGGAGACTCTACAGTCGAAATTAATTATATTTCTGATGAAATAAATATGCTTGATGAAGCGCAACCAATTTTAAAAGAATTTAGAAATGCCTTGTTAAAAAATAAAGGGTATGAGAAAACTTATGAAGAACTTTCTTTCGACTTAGAAACAGAAAGTACTGGTTCTAAAATAAGAACCGATTTAAAAGCAGTAGACGATATAGTTGGAAAAGCTTTAAATGCTATAACTAGACGATCTATAGGTCAAGTGGCTGCTGAGTTAACAACTAATAGTTTAAACGATGATGGTACTATTAATTTTAATGCTTTAGATCCTATCTATGGTGCTACTGTTAATAATACAGAAGCAAAGTTAGGCGTACAGCGTAGTTTAGCTGCATGGAGAACTTTAAAGTTATTAGATATTAATCTAGAAAAAATTAAAACTGAAGGATATAAAGGTTGGCCTATTGTTGGCTGGTTTAAAACAGATGATAAAATAGACTTCTCTGGTTATTTAACATGGGACGAGCGTAAAGATGTAGAAGAAGATCTTTCTCAAGCTCCTGTACCTGATGATACTTCTATGGCAGCACAAGTTGATGCCGATATTAAACCTCAGTCACCATCTGATCCAGATTATTTAGATTCAGATGATATGCAGGATATATTATCTAAAGTACATCAAAGTATAATACAAACAAAAGCTGGTACAGGATCATCTTTAAGAAAACTAGCTCATAAAGGAACTAATGCTTTAGTATTTGCTAGTAACAACCCACAAGCTAATCCTCTTATTAAAACTTCAAAGGGAACACTAACACAACAGGTTCCTACAATACAACATACTTCTGGCCCATTAACAGTTAAATTTACAGGTAGTTCTGGACAGTTGGATGTTACTCGTTTTGGAAGCAATAAAGGTGGTGACATTACGTTTAATGACATACTAGATAATCTTAATGATGCCCAACAAAAACATTTACTTACTATGTCTTCTGCTTTGCAAAGCATAGAACATAAGGTCGAACAAGAATATGGTAGTTCAACTATACTATATAGTCCTGACGAACAAAGAAATTATTTAGGTAATTACGAAAGAGGCGCAATGCAAGGATTACCTGCTTCTTTAAGAGAAGCTAATATGCAAGTTAACTTATTAGCTAATAATATAGATTTGCCAGGCTTGGGAGATAAACAAGAAGCTTTAGCTTTCTTACGTCAAGGCTTTGAAATACTCCCTGATAATTTATTACCAACACTAGCTCCTGTAGAGGAAACTACTGTTGAAGCAGATGCATCTTCTTTATTAGCTGATCCTTCTGATATCAGATCAATTATTAAAAAAGTAAGTTCTACAGTAGGGCCAACAGCTAATCTTGAAGAACTTTTAACTGAAACAATTAATATTGAATCTGCAATGGGTAAACATCCAGATACTTATACTATGTATACTGATCCTAAAACTGGATTAAGAGGAAGTTTCAGTGCTGTACAATTAGATGAAGTGCGTTTTAATGATATTCAAAAACGCCTAGAAGGTAGTAAAGGTGTTCCTCAATATCTTACTAAATTTGTACAGACTATTATAGATGAGTTTGGGTTTGATCCTAGAGCTATAAAGTATGAAGATTTAAAAGATGATACTAAAGCAGTTATTTTTGCACGTTTAGCTTATGCTATGAAGAAAGATCCTATTCCTGATACAGTACAAGAGAGGGGTAAATATTGGAAGAAGCATTATAACAGCTACCATAAAAATGCAAAAGGTACTGTAGCAGATTATTTACGCAGGAATAAAGCATAATGGAAAAACTAATAGCTCCTCAAGAAGAATTTGATAGAATGCAAGAGGTCGAAGACAATCTTACACTTGAAGAAATAGATGCTACTAAATATGAAGGAAGTAAACTCAGGCAGTTCCAATATGGACTAGATAAATCTTCTTGGTTTATTGGTGATCTTCATAGAAAAGCCACTGCTGCAATAAAAGGTATTGATGTTAAAGAACTACAGCGTGAAGAAAACGCAAGACTCGCTAGACGTTATGATGATTTACCTTTACGAAGTAAAAAATCTATGTTGGCTAAAGTAGGTGAAGGAACTGGAGAAATTCTTGATCTTAGTTATGCAGTTCCAGGACTAGGAGGAATTGGTGCAACTGCTAAGACTGCATCATTTGCAGCTAAAGCATTTGGTAGAGCTAAACAAGGTGCTGCAATAGGTAGTCTAGTAGCGGCTGATGAAGCTCTTAATGCATCTATAAATAATAGAGAGATAGGAGCTAATGAAGTTGCTTTATATTTTAGTTTGGGAGCAATCCCTGCTTATATTTTAGGCCCAACTCGTAAGGCAGTAAAAGACTTGCCTAGTGATGAAACACCTACTGTTCCTCCAAAACAAAGTGTAGATGCGGATGATGAAGCCTTAGATAATTTAGAGGCTTTACCAGAAGGATCAGAAGCTTCTCGTCCTGAAACAATAGAATTTCAAGATGGTACAAAAAAAGATTTAGAACCTATTGACTCTTCTGAAGTTACACCAGATGAGGCAGCAACTATTAGACAATTTTTTGAACAAGCAGATGCTGAAGATAGTCCTCTTGTTGCAGCCCTCTATAATATTCCTGTTTTTGGTAAAAGAATTAAAGAAGCTAGAGCAGCTAAACAAGACTTTAATGAGCTAAAAGAAAGAGTTGCGGCATTAATTACAAATGAAGATGCGGTTAGAGCGTCTACAAGTCAAATTGATGAACTAGAAGAACTAGCTAAAATGGATGAGGCATTAAGAAACTTAGAAGATGATGTATGGTTTGTTCCTAAACAAGAATTTACTTCTAAAAATACAGTTGTTAATTATAATAAGTTTCCAGCCTTAATAACAAAATTACGAAAAGATGGAACTTTTAAAGAGGGCGATAGAGTTCTTGATATTGGAGGTGGTGCAGGTAAAGATGGTGGAGCTACTAAAGCTGAAACAGTTTATACAGAAGAGGGCGTTGAATATTTAGTTTATGATCCTTTTAATCGAACAGCAGAACATAATATAGAAGTGGCTGGTAAAGTTAAAGGTGGGCAAGTAGATGGTGTTATAAATGCTAATGTTTTAAATACTATAAAAGAAGAAAGTAATCAAAGTCTAGTTATTAAACAAGCGCATGATGCTCTTAAAGACGGTAAGCAAGCTTTCTTTTCAGTTTATGCAGGTGTTAAAGGTAAAGCTCCAGGCCCTTCTAGTAAGAAAGATCCTACCAGTTGGCAAAATAATAAGCCTCTTGAAGACTATATGCCTTTAATTGAAAGTGTTTTCGGTAAGGGAAATGTACAACGAAAAGGTAACACTATTATAGCTACTAAAGATAGTACCTTTATACCAGATAATATTTCAACAATAATTGATGATTCTGTACCAACTAATTTAATAAACGGTAGAGAAGTTTTTAAAAATCCTAAAGGTACTTCTTATAAGAGAGGTGACAAAACTAATCCAGTAGGAAAAATTATAGGCAATCAAATTTATTTTCATAAAAATTATATTGAACAGATGCCTAAAACTTTGCAGAATTTATATAACAAAGCTATTAAAGAACTACCAGAGGATGCTTCCTTTAATACTTTAATGTATGAAAAAGCACAGAAAGGAAAACCAGCACGAATACGCTTTGATGAAGCTCCTGATTTTGATACAGCTACTGAACCAAGGGTAGGTAAAACGTGGTCTTATACTGTTAAAGGAGGAATGAAAAAAGGAAAAGCTAGTAATAGCATTTGGCATCATAAATGGATGTGGGTTGGAGAGGATTATACAGGGTTTAATGTAGATGAAAGTTATAACTGGTCTAAAACATGGACATCTACTTTAAATGCTAGTCCTAAAAGTCAGCCAGCCGCTTGGACAAAACAATTAGAGGATGCTGGTATATCTTTTCCAGGTGTTGATGAAATTGAAACGCCTACTATTAGTGCTTCTTCAGTAACTTTAAATACAACTGCTCCTATTAAAAAGGATCATCCAAGAGTTTTAAAGTATATAGAAAATAATTATCCTGAAGCTTTAGAAGCAGCAGCAGAAGCTGATAAAACTCTTGATGATTTAGTTAAAGAGTATCACGAAGCTGGAGATAGCTTAACAAATGGATATTTAAATATAATTGAAGGTTTAGATTCTGATAATATATTAAATGGAAATACGTTTGCCAGAGCTATTACACGCCCTTTAATTGGAGCAGCTACAGGATATAGTATAGGAGTAACTAATAACTTTATAACTGAAGATGACTCAGTAAGTCCAGCAGTGTTTGCTCTTTTGGGAGCAGCTAGTGGGCAATTATCTAAAAAAATTATTAATTCAGATATGTCAACAGCTTCTAAAGAAATTAGCTTACAAGGAATTAAAGATCTCCAACGTAGAAATCTATGGGCTAATGTTAATCTTGCCTTTGCAGGGTCACATAGTTCTGCTATGAAAGTTTTAGGGGGAGTAGTTAACGATTTTAATAAACAGTTATTTGCTCAAAAAGGATTTAATTTAAAAGGAACAGCCGCACCTTCGGTAGAAGAAACTGTATCTAATGTTATACAACAACACTGGTTAGCAATTGATAAAGCTACAATAGCTCATCAATTAAACGGTGAAGACATGTTACCTTTGCGTATGTTAGCAACAGATTATGCTAATGGATTTATTTTTAAAAAAGATTTAAAAAATAAAGTTAAGCAAGGAGAACTTTCAGCTACCCAAATGCAACAAGTTATTAGTTATGGAGATTGGGCAAAAAAATATAGCAACGATTATTTCACAGACGCTATAGATAACGCAGGACTAGAAGGTAAAAAATTATTAAATTATGGGCTAAGTCATATCTACGATGTAGATGAAATTTTAAAGAATCCAGAACTTGCTAAACAAGCATTTACAAAAGCTTATTTAAAACAGGGTGTTACTGCTAAAACAGGTATGTCAGCGGAAGAGGTAGCACGAGCAAAGGCAGATACGATAGTAGAAAACTTTGCTACTTATGGTAAACCTAGTGCTGGAAGTAATAAATCTTGGGAAGTTGGATCAAAAGCGGATTATACAGATCCTGATTTAGTTATGGTTGACTTAGCTGCAAATGTGGAAAGAGATAGAACTTTTAAAGCTCCTGGTGCTAGAAAAGAAATAAAAGATTTTTTAGTTCGTGATCCTGCTGTTCTTTTAAAAAAGTATGTAGAAAATAATACAGACAAAATTGAATTTTCTCGTAGGTTTGGATCAAAAGGAGAAGGAATTACATCAATTAAAAGAGCTATTGTAGCTGAGTATGATCCTTTAATAAAAGTAGCAACAGAAGCTAATGATTATAATAAAGTAGATTTTTTAAAGAAACAAAGAAATAGAAAAATAAAAGCTATACATGATAGTGTAGATTTATTTTTTGGAAAACTTCATGCTGCTGATGAGTATAGTAATAATACAATTGTTAATAATTTTTATAGTATTGTTTCAACAATGGCTAACTTAACTTTCTTACCTAAAGCAACGATCTCTAGTTTAGGTGATATTATACAACCCTTTCAAAACAGTGGAGCTTTTTCTGCTATAAAAGGATTAGGCAGAGCCATTAAAACAGATAGAGAAAAAGATTTTGCATCTCTTTCTGGTTTTGATACTAGAGATATTACGGTAGAAGAACTTAGACAGTACTTTACAATTGATAAACCACATTCTAGGACACAACGATATACTAGAAAAGTAAATGAGAAATTTTTTAAAACAATAGGTCTTACACAACTAACTACATTTGCTAGACGGTATGCTTATAATGCTGGTATTGAAGATGCTTTTAAACTTTCTAAAAAGATAGCTAAAAAACCATCTTCGGGTTTAATTAGTCAAGCCGAACAATATAAGATGACGGCTGATATGGCTAAATATTTATCTGGTTTTGATAATGTGGATGCTGCTTTTGCAGATCCTTCTGGTAAAGAACTATTGAATAGAATGGGTATAAGAGCTGCTGATAGAGATGCACTTATTCCACAACTAAGTAATCGTAGAGCTTTTGCTCAATCTAGAAATCCACATATAAAATCTTTAGCACAATTTATGTCTTGGGCAATGGCTAAAACAAGTCAGTTAAATGCTTTAGTTAAGAGAATAGAAGATGGTGATACTGCTTTAGCTGTAAGAGCTTTAGGTACATTAGTACTTTATGATGGCATTCTAACATTTAGAGATTTCTTAAATGATCCTACAATGGAAAGTGAAAGCAATAAAGATTATGACAGTTTTGCAGAAAAGATGGTTAGTTCAGAGCAATTTGCAAGAGTCGTTCCTTATTCTGGTAATGTTAACTGGCTTGTTGATAAGACTTCAAGACTTTGGAGTGGTGCTGCCTATCGACAAAGTTTAGATTCTATTAGTCCTGTCTATGCTTGGATAGGTGAATTTGGTACAGGTACAACTTATGCTGTACAGAATTTAGTTGAAGGAGATTTTGAAGGAGCAGCACATCAATATATTATTCGTGCGCCTTTTGGTAAAGAAGCTAAAGCTCTTGCAGAAGGTATGGATTGGGAGTTTACAGAAGATAGACCTTCAGGTAGAGCAGAGGGAGGACTAATTAAATCACGCTTACAGAAAGCACAAGGAGGACGCAGTGATCATCCTAGTATGTTTAGACTTGATGGTACTAGAAAAGATGAACATGGTTTCTTAGGCCCTATAAAAAATAGTAGAGGCGAAATAATGACTGAGATGTCTACTGGTATTGAAATAGATGGTAAAGAAATTTTAATACCAACACTTGTACCGGGACAAACTGAAGAAGCTCTAGAATACATGCGTAATATGGAAGGTGGACAAGGATTTAATACTAAAATTCCTATAGAAAAACAAATTGTAGATACAGCAGCCAAACATGCAATGCCTTTTATTAAAGCAGGTCTTAGTCCTTTCTATAAACATGATAAAGAAAAAGTTAAAGTTAAAAAAGATAAAGGTGGACTTGCTTTAGTACCTAATGCTCCTGTAGAACCTGATGAAAGAATAGATAAGATGACAGGCAGACCATATAGTGAACAAGCTGGAGGAGCCTTCATAGATATTGAAGATCGTCAAGGACTTGTAGTATCAGCTCTTGGCAAGAAATTACAAGGGCAAGCTAGTGTATAAGTATTTTACAGAAGATGAACTAAAGTGTTCGCACTGCGGTAATCTTGTTATTGATGATGAATTTATAAAGAAGATAGAAGCTCTACGAGAAGCAGTAGGGTTTCCATTCGTAGTCTCAAGTGCATACAGATGTGAGCAGCATCCAATAGAAAAACGTAAGTCAACGCCTGGAGCGCATGTAACTGGAAAGGCTATGGATATCCATGTAACTGGAGAAAAGGCTTTGACGCTCTTAGAAGAGGCTCTGAAGGCTGGTTTCACAGGGATTGGTATCAATCAAAAAGGACAAGTGAACTCTAGGTTTATACATCTAGATATCATAGATAATTCATCAACAAGACCAAGGCCCTGGATATGGAGTTATTAAAGAAGAAGTTAGGAAGAGGTGGACAGTACCCAATAATTTGGACAATTTATCATACAATACTTGCAGTTGAGTTAGCTATTGTTATTTTGTTGTTAGGTTTATTGGTAGTTAAATGAGACTTATGGCTTTCCTTCTAATAGTAATTGTAGAAGGAGAAGAAATCAACACCAAAGGTATGCACTTTAGAGATGTTAATAGATGTCGCTACTTTGCAGACCGATTAGAAGATAGGGAATCTAAAGTAACTGGATACTGTAAGCCTGTAATAGTTTCACAGACTACTATCTTTAGAGATTAATATGTCATATAGCGATAAAGTAATGGATCACTATGACAATCCTCGTAATGTAGGACGTTTAGACAAAGAGGATAAACAAGTTGGTACAGGTATTGTAGGTGCACCTTCTTGTGGAGATGTTATGCAGCTTCAAATTAAAGTCAGTCCTAAAGGAATGATTGAAGATGCAAAGTTTAAAACATATGGTTGTGGTTCTGCTATAGCGTCTAGTTCTTTATTAACTGAATGGGTTAAAGGAAAAAGTTTAATAGAAGCAGAAGATATTAAAAATGTAGATATAGCAGAAGAACTATCTTTACCTCCTGTAAAGATTCATTGTTCTGTTTTAGCAGAGGATGCTATTAAAGCTGCTATAAAAGACTATAAGGAAAAAGGTTATGAATATATTTAGCGCAATTGTAGGGCCAGTAGCTAATCTTGCTGGTACATGGATGAACAATAAGCATGAACAGTCACAAGCTAAACACAAAGCTAAGATGGCTGTCATCGAACATGATGCTGATTGGGAATCTAAAATGGCTGCGGCATCAGGAGCTTCGTGGAAAGACGAATTTTGGACGCTTGTACTTGCCGTTCCTATCTTTATGGTAGGTTATGCGGTTGCTTTTGATGATCTTGCTGTTATGGGTAGGGTTCATGCTGGCTTTGATGCTTTGTCTAACCTCCCTGATTGGTATCAGTACCTCCTTTTTATTGGGGTCAGTGCGAGTTTTGGTATTAGAGGTGCAGACAAACTTATGAAGTTACGCAAATGAGTCCTGAAGAATTTGACAAGTGGCGTATAGTCCCACGACTATTAGTATTGATGATGGCTTTAGCTTGTTGGGATGTTATACATTGGTTCACAACTTTAGAAGCTCCAACAATTGAACAGGCTGGTTTAGTATCTGTATGTACTGGAGCGATGACTGCCGTGTTCGGTTTATTTTTAGGTAAGGGGAAACAGGAATGACTACAAAAGATTCTAGATTAAAAAGGGCAGGAGTATCAGGATATAACAAACCAAAACGTACACCTAATCATCCTAAAAAATCTCATGTGGTTGTAGCTAAAGTAGGTGATAAAGTTAAAACAATTCGATTTGGTGAGCAAGGAGCTAAGACAGCAGGTAAACCTAAAGCTGGTGAATCAGCACGAATGAAAGCTAAACGTAAAAGTTTTAAAGCTAGACATGGTAAAAATATTAAAAAAGGAAAAATGTCTGCTGCATATTGGGCTGATAAAGTTAAATGGTAGAACCTTACATATATAATTGTACATTAGTTCGTGTAGTAGACGGAGATACAATCGTATGTAATATTGATTTAGGGTTTGATGTTGTACTCTCTGAACAGTTTATTAGACTAGCTGGAATTGATGCACCTGAAACCCGTTGTCGTAGACCTATAGAAAAGAAGTTAGGACTATTGGCAAAAGAAAGATTAGCAGAGATTTTAAAAGACACGTTTAAACTTAAAAGTTTAGGCAAAGGAAAATTTGGAAGAATATTAGGGATACCATACGTTGATAATGTAGATGTATGTGCAACTCTAATAACTGAAGGACACGCAGTAGAATATGAAGGCGGCAAAAAAACAAAAGTCTGGGGAGAGTGAGGCTAAGTATACCCAAGAAGAGATTGCAAACTCTAAAAGAATTTACAAGTCTGCAACTCCTAAGTATACGATTGATTGGTACATAAAGTGGATAGCTTCTATATTATTATTAGTTGCTATGTGTATACGATCTGCTCAGTTTAATGCAGCATTAGACCTTGGACTTTCTTTTATAGGAATGCTTGGCTGGTTATGGGTAGGTATTCTTTGGAAGGATAGAGCAATTATAATTGTTAATGGTGCTGCTTCTGTAATTTTATTAACAGGTATTTTTAGATACCTAAAACATTTTACATATTAGAGGATAAGACAAATGATTAAAAAACTATTTACAGCATTATGCTTTGTAGTCTTAACAGGCTGTCAGTCTGCTGGAATGGAATACTATCAAGCTGTAGAAAAAGTAGCGATAGCTCAAGCACAAGCTCAACAAGCTAAGTCTGAAGCTTTATCAAAGATAGCAGCTAGTGGAGATAACAGTGCAGCAGGTTCAGCAGTAATGGCTTTAGCCCTTATGCAGTCTCCAAACACCCAAGTAATGCCTCAACAATCGGTAGCTCTTGAGTGGACTAAGGCAGTCCTCCCGGTTGTCGGAAGCCTTGGAAGTATGTGGGTGTCTAGCGATGCTCAGAAATCTATTTCCAGGCATAATATGCAAAGCAACTTAGCTCGTATACAACAAGACGGTCAAAAAACCGCAGCTCTTTATGGTATGTTAGGTCAAAATAGCGAGAACATGTTGAATCTAGGATTAGGATCTTATGATGCTATCAATGTAGCAGGTCAACAGTCTGTTGATTTAGGACTTGGCCTAGGACTAGCAAGTATAAATAGTGTATCAGGTGGTACAGATAATTCAAATATACTAGATGCTTTAGACAATATGACATTTCCTAATTGGACTGAAAATTTTCAAAGTATTTTAGATGCTATTGGAGGTATAACAATTCCTAACTATGATGCACAATTAGATAATATACTCAATAAAATTGATGATGCTAACACTATATGGGTTGCTGGTGTTAACTGTGTTAATAACCAATCATCGGGAGTAATAGGTGTTGGTGGTGTGAATACAGAATTGCCTGTTTGTCCAACTGTACAATAGTGGGTTCATATTTTGTATCTATTACAAATCCAAGAAAACGCTTGAAAGAATTTAAGCGCAAGAAAAAAAGGAGCAAATAGTGTGGAGCCTCTTGCATTATTATCAATGGCTACGACTGCCTTTAAAGGTGTTCAGACTCTTGTAAAACGTGGGCGAGAAATTGAAGATGTTGCTCAACATCTAGGCAGATGGTATGGCTATGTAGCTGATATCAATGAAGCTCAAAGAGAATCTGAAAAGCCTCCTATATTTAGAAAACTATTAGATAAAGGATCAGTAGAACAAGAAGCTCTGAATGCAATTATCGTAAAGAAAAAGATTGAACAGCAAGAAAGGGAGATACGAGATCTAATCGTTGTCGTATATGGAATTGAAACGTATCGTGAAATGATACAGATGCGTAAAGATATAAGAACTAAACGAGAAAGATTAGTCTATAAACAGAAAAGAAGAAGACGTTCAATCCTTGATGGTATTGCTGTACTTATCGGTATAGGAATAAGTGTTGCGATTTTATATGGTTTTTATAATGTGTTAATGAACTATTCTAGGTAGGCTGTACAAAACTACTTAGTTCATTTTCTAAGTATTCGTGCAGCCCTCCAAGTTTTACTTCAGCTTCAGTTAATAATTTCTTTATTAAAAGCAACTCATCATCTTTAAAAACTTTGTTGGCTTCTTTAGGGGGAAGCATACTAAACTCTGTCATTACTACCCCCTTTGAATTTACAAAGATTTTAAAGGACGCTAGATTACCTTCTGTTGTGCTTTGTTTCATCTTTTAACTTATCCTTATGGTGATTGTTATGTTTGAAAGTATCTTTCTTTTTCTTGTTGAACTTCTTACGCCTTTCATCTTTGCGATTGTAATAATCTGTCATAGCTATTACCTTACCTTCTTACTTGTAAAAAATATGGGTATCTATTTGTACGGTTTGTGTTTGCGCTACAGCCCAATACGGACTTACATAATTCGCATGGTAGTATAACGCTCCATTAGTTATATCTTTGGATGGAGTATGTCGTACTAATCCTTCAGCTAATGTCCAAGCCAATATCCAGGCTTTTTCATCTTTAACATGCTCTGGTTCACCATCACAGTAAAAACTAAACTGACACTTATATTTAATAGGTTGTCCTTTTTCATCTCGCCACGCTTGTTGTGTTACACCACATAATGTACTAGGAAACTGTGGACTTTGAACTCTGTTAAGAGCTACCAAACCTACTGCATATTGTCCTTCTACTGGTTCTGATCGAGCTTCAAAGTAAATTGTTTGAGCAAGGCAATTAATTTCTGCCTGTTCTGTGTCTGCAAAAGATATGCCCGAACATATTAATAATAAAGTACATAGTAATTTTATCATGTTGTATCCTCAATATCTGAAATCATTCTGTTGAGATACCACTGAGCTTTCTTTAAATCCTGTAAGCCGTCTTTGTATTCCCAACGATGGAGATATTTATAGACGTTGCCTACTAAGTAATATTTAAAGCCTTCGGAAAGTTGTTGTTCGATATAGTCTATCGCTTCTACACCCCCTTTATTGTAATGAGCTGGATGATTTACCACATCTTCTTCAGGGAACATTTGCTTATCTAACATGCTATCAGCCGGGTGATATAAACTACCTGTAATAGTCTTTGGTTTTTGTGCTGACATTAAACAATCTTCTGGTTTATCTGGCCCTTTAGCTTTTAAACTGTCCCACTCTTTTGGTGTTACTTCATTAATACTCATATGCTTGTCACCAATATAGACATTAACCATATACACAAACCTATAAGAGTTATTCCTATTGCCATTTTATTATGTGATTTCATTCCATTTCCTTTAAGTTGTTTTGAGAGACTTCTTTAAATTCTTTACTGTTACGGTAGCGTTTATCTATCCAAATATCAGGTAGACTTTCTTCAGAAAACCATCTGAATCCATGTGACTCTGCCCATTCAGCATGACTGCGTTTAGTACCATCTTTTCTGCGTTTAGCTTGAGGCATAGGTGCAGAAGGATTAGCAAACAAGAACACAAGTTCTGTTTGATCTGGAAGTACTTTATTTATCCAGATGTACTTGCTGTATTCTGCATAGTCCCAGAAGCGTCCTTTAGCTTCAAGTAAAATTGTCTGTCCATTAACTTCTAACACAAAGTCTGGATGGTACATATGCTCTACAATATATGGAATCTTTCCTTCATGGTGTGTCCAGGATTTAAGCAAACCCATGTGTAGTTCATACTCCCAATTAGAATCATATCCCTCGACAGGAGCTTTATCAATAGGTCTTTTCTTTCTATGAAATCTTTTCAATGTAATGTTCCTTGTCTTTCTTCAAGTTCATCTAGCAATAAATTATATAAGTGAACAAGAATATCTTCACCTATAATTTCAATATCTCCTTCATGGTCATACAATGCCTTACCTAATATAATTAAAAATATACCTATAGGTAAGGTTTGATCTTTATCATCTAACTGTAACAACGTGGGGTTCAATATCTTTTTCATAGGTATAGGTTTCTATAGAACGTGAAGGATTTTGAGCAACTAAATGTTTTAGTTTTTTAATTGTCCATTTAAAAGAGAAAGCACTAAGATAGACAGTAGAATCATGTCTAATATGTGTTTGTTTAGGAAGTAAATAAGGTAGTCTGTCATCAGTAATTTGTTCTTTTTCTTCATCAGAAACAAGTGTTAGCAACCATTCTTTAAGGATAACTAACGCTTGCTTCCGAATCTTTTTCATCTTCTTACTATTCATGGGGTAATCTCTTGCACTTTTGGGGGAGCTGTTACACGAGTTAAATACATTGGGCCTTTAGCATATTGAAAAACTCTTAAGCCTTTACCATTGTTAGCATCTTCAAAGCAATCAAATTTAAAGTTACAGTAAGTACAATTCCTATGTAGCTTCATGTTTCCTTTTTTACCTTCGGGAACTGGTTGATAACAAAGAGGGGGCTTTTCATCTGAATCAATAGCTTTTTTCAAGCTATCAATTTTAGACTTGACATTAATTTTATCAAGTTCTCCTGGTTGATACAAGCATAATTGTCCTGTCTCTTTATTGATAACAAGAAAGCCACCTTCTGTTGTACCTTCTGCTTCTTCATAGCCAGACAATTGAGCAATGTATCCAAAAGGATCATCATCTCGTAGTGTCTGTTCACTGAATTTTTTATAGGCATAGTTAGAAGCAGTCTTTATATCTACTACTTCACCATCAACTTTACAGTCGATATGTCCTTGCACACCTGAAACTTCTACTTGTTTCTGCTCATCAGTTACTGTGTGTCCTGATAACTTGGCAAACAGGATAAGTATTTCTTCTAACATATGTCCATAAAGAAACTTAATCATAGTGCTTTCAAGCATTGTATTATCTTCAGAGCTGCTTCGTCTGTCGAACCATAAGAACCTAGCTGGTCTTCCTATGTTAGACATGCGTAGATTGAACTGACTATTACGTTCTCCCGGTCTAGCCCATTGTCTTAATGCATTTTTAATTGACTCTCCGAACTCATCAATCTGTTCATCTGTAATTGCTATGGCTTCGCCCTTGGTTAAAGGATTCAAAGCTGCATAAATGTCTTTAACTAATGTGCTAAGATTTTTCATTATGTTTCCTCAAGTATTGGACAGCTCTTTCTAATCTTTCTATACTATCATTAAAGTTACCTAAAGCTCTATTACATTTTTGGCAAAGCCAACCTCTGAAAGTATTTGTTATATGGTCATGGTCAAGTACCCACGTTCCATATTGTTTTCCATTGTGTTTAATACCTTCTGCTTCATCTTTATCCATCAGACATATAGGGCAACGATGATCTTCTTTTGCAGGTTCGGTTTTAGAACGCAGTTCTTTTCTAATTCTTTCAAGTTCATTTGAACATGATCTGCATTCTGTTCTTCGATAACCACCTTTATTATCGTGAAAAGAAAACACATCAATAGGTAGTTCTTGTAAACACTTAATACACTTACGATACTCTACGCCTGGTATACGTTGTTCTTCAAGCTCTCCAAATAATTCAGATTGCTCAGTGAGTTTCCGACCAGTTGTTTCCGACATAACTACACTTCTTTTTTATAATCAATATGTCTGATAACTCTTGATCCATCTCGTTTGTCTCCTGCATAAAAGATAAAGCCTAATTTTTCTAGTTCGTTTGGCCTAGAAGTTATTGAACTAGAGGGCATCTCAGGAAAGCGTTTAGTCATCTCTCTAATAGTTACTCCCCTTGCTCCTGCTTCTTCAATTAAATTTAAAACAAAAGCTCTCCTTTTAGACAAAGGAGTAGTACGAGCTGCTTCCTTACTTGTTTCAGGATCATCTTTTCTGTGTAATTTATGTGGACTTATATCATCAAAAATGCTTTGTTGTTTCATGTCAGTGTGTTTCACTCCAGTTAATCCCCACATTGTATTCTCCTGTTAATGGACATTTAAGTTGTAATGTTTTACCAGCCTCTTCAATAGCCTGGACACCTAACTGGCCTACTTGTTCTGCCAGATCCTCTCTTACTTCAAGCTGCCACTCATCATGTATGTTGCCGACAAAGTGAGCATCAAGTCCTTTTTCTTTTATAATCCTGTTGAACAACACCAAAGCTTCCTTCATCACAATTGAACCAGCCGATTGCAACAAAGAATTTAAAGCAGCATGTTCACTACGAATAGTAACCTTTCTACCATCTAATCCTTTGATGTAACCTTTTCGAGCTGCTCCTTGCACTCGATTTCTAAGATCCTCAAATGATGGGATATTACGAGCAATAGATTGTCTAATTCTTTTACCATCTCTTGCACTTCCTCCGACCACTTGACCAAGTTTAAGATCTCCTGCTCCGTAGATGATGGCATAGATACAATGTTTCGCCTGATTTCTTGATTCAAGTTTTGCAACTTTTTGATTAGAGGTGTGTATGTCTCCATCGAGAATTTCATTTGTAAAGTCCTCACTGTCTATGTAGTGTGCCAACATGCGTAGCTCTAGCCCACTCGCATCAATGCCCACAAGTTTATATCCATCAGGTACAATCCAACAAGCCCTGCATTCAGAACCATAGGTTGACTTCGTGCTAGGTACTTGAGCTAGGTTAGGATCTCTGTGTGTCATCCGTCCAGTAATTGTACCATTCGGATTAACAAAACCGTGTACTCGATTGTCTTCTTTGAGATTTTTAAACCAGGAATTAATCTGAGCTATACGCTTTTGCAACATCAGATACTCAGCAATCATTTGAGCCTGTGGAATATCCTTAATCTTATTTAATATTCCTTCATCTACAATAGGCTGCCCGGTGGGTGTAAACTTATCAGGAACCCAGCCGTATTCTTGTAGGTATTCTCCTATTTGTTTACGGCTACCTAGATTAAATTCCTTTTCATTGGTACGTACAATAACTTTAGTTCCTTCTTGAAACTGTTGATACTCTTCATCAGTTAAACGTACTTTCTTTTCGGGACTAACACAACCCATTTTTGATATAGAGCCTGTCTTAGTTCTGAAAGGATAGATGTTTATCACTTCTATCTTGGATTTAAAATCTTCTTGAACATCTGCTTCTACTTGAGATAGACGTTCTTGTAATTTAGCCAATAACTTTGAAGCAGCTTCAACATCAAACAAGAACCCACGCTCACGTTGTTCGTGCAGGATGTGGGCAACTTCTGTTTCCAAAGCAACCGACTTCTTACTGAATCCTTTTGCTTCTTGCCGCAACGCATGAAAGACTTTAGCATTCAATAGAACATCTCGTTCACAATAGTCTAGCATCTCTGTACTAAAACTATCAAAGTCTTCAAAGTCTCCCTTAGGAGTATTCAATCTATAGCCCCAACTCTCAAGCCCATGATTACCTTCACGCACTGGATTAAACAGACGAGACAGTACAAGTGTATCAAGTACAGTCTTATCAGAGAGATCAACACCAGCTAACTTCTTTATTACTGGTATATCATAACCAATAATATTATGTCCTATCAATCTATCATAAGATTTCAATAGCTCCCAGGCTTCATCAAGCTGACTAGGCCCATAGGAATACTGTTGATTAGTATCTACATCAACTGCTGCTAGACACCAGATCTTTGTAGCATCTATATCATTCGCTTCAATGTCAAAGACTAAAGACTTCATAGAGTTTCTCCTGTCAACTCATCTGTATCCATCTCTACTTCAGATAACCTACCAGTTACCTTATCATATAGCAAACTTGTAGCTAATCCTACGTCACCAGAATAGCGACACTTCAGCACACGTATCTTACTGGTATTAGCTGTGATAGGACAGTCAGCTTGCTGATCCCTTTCGATAGAACAAACAGTATCACTCACTTGCGCTATACTCTGAGAGCCTCTCAAGTGAGATAGGCTTGTCTCAATACCATTCTCGTGACCTCGATTACCATCCACTCTACGTAGATGTGATACAAGAATCAGTCCTGCATGAGTCTCTTCTACAAGTTCTCTAAGCCTACCCATAATATGATCAATACCTTGACGTTCATCTCCATCGACCATAGACAACACAAGCATGTGTAAATGATCTAGAATTATCCACTTACAACCACAACCTACAATCATAAAACGTAGCTTACTAAACAGCTCGTCAATATTATGTAGTCCTAAATGTGAATGAATCCATACACGATCTTTGTTCTTGCCCATAAACACTTTATCATACAGCACATTAAGGTCATCTTTCGAGAACATCTCACGCTCTTGTTCAATATGCAACTTAGCGTTCGCTTCAATAGATAAAATACCATCCACTGTTCTGTGCCAATCTTCCTCAAGGGCAATAATACCTACGTTATCTTCAGTCTGTGTGACTAACCAGTGACTAAGTTCTCTCGTCACACTTGACTTACCAAGCCCTGTTCCACCTGTGAAGGTAATCAATTCACCTTGTCGTAGTCCATAGATCTTATTGTTAAGTCCCTCCCAAGGAAAAGGCAGGGATTCTTTACGAGGTCTATCGTGATAATCTTCACGCTTATCCGACAGGTTATATACACCCGAAGGTGTATAAGTCTTAGCTGCCCACCACGCTGTCGTATATACCGAATGTTTATTCTCTTTGAGTACATCGTTAGCGTCTTTGAACTCGTCAGGCA